AAAGCTTTTAATTATGCTATGAATGATTTATCAAAAGCTATAAGTAGTATAAACGATAAGCAGAAAAAGAAAATATTTGATGATGGTAATAATTGGGTAAATATGGAGATAATGTACCCTGCTTCTTCTAACGTAGTCAACTATGACGCACCACACTTACAATTTCATAACGTATTACAATATAAGGATGGAAAAGCAATAGGAGCTGTTGCAGATGGAGGTAGAGTATTAGCAGGCATGATAAAACAAGTTGACGCTAACGTACAAAAAAACTTTAGTATTATAGGTCCTCAATTCTTAAAAATAAATCCTCATCAAGATTATTCTGCTAAAAAACCTTATTTCTTAGGAAAGCTAAACAAGCTTATGTCAAAATATAAAATGTCAGATACAAATACATTTGGAGAATATCACCAAGCATATTGGCAAGAATTTGTAGATAAAAAAATAGGTAACGTTGACAATACTATTAAAATGGGACTAGTTAAAAGATGGGCGTTTTTTGACAAATCTTTTAGATTAAATTCAAAAACTATAAGTGATGAAAAAACATTAAAAAAATGTTTAGAATTTGACAAACTAAAACATGCAGACCAGGTAAAAAAGAATATGTTACCATTTGAAAAATTATTTTTTGAATTGGGAGCCGAGGTACTTAAAAACGCTGAAGGATTTTTAGCAGCAAATCCAGATAAGGCAGTTCAAAATATAAGAAAGCAAATTAAGTCTGCAATAAAAGTTGTAAAAAAAGGTGGTGATATTAAAAAATTAAACAGACTTGGCCAGCAGTTAAATAAATTAAATTCAATTGGTGGTATGAAAAGTATAGTGCCAAGTGAAGGTTTAGTATTTGTATATAAAGGAAAAACATATAAATTAACTGGAGCTTTTGCTCCAATAAATCAAATTACAGGAATGATATATTTTTAGGTTATGAAAAAAATAAAACAAAGTAAAGTACAGAGAATGAGAAATCTAGTAACAGGAGATTATACAGCAAAAACTCAGACTCGTTCAGGTTATAAAAAATATAAAAATAAAAAAGTTGAAGGTGAAATATGGGAAGAGAATGGCAAGACGTGGACAATAAAAAATGGTATTAAGCAGAATTTTGTAAAATTAAAATCTGCAAGGAAATATAATAAAATACCTTATTCATGTCCAAAATGCAGTACGCCGCTTAATAAACCTCAGCACAAACTAATGTATAAACATCACGGCCATTGTTTGGTATGCCAATTAAAAGTCGAAGCAAAAATGAGAGACGAAGGAACTTATCAATCTTGGGTTAAAGAAAATATTGAAAAAAACTTTAATTCATGGAAAGAAAATAAAAGGCAGCAATTTGATAGATGGTTTTCTGAAATAGAATCAAAGCATCATATAACAGAAGCAGGCACAATAGAAGATTGGAGTAAATTAAGTTCTCAGGTAAAACAAGATATAATAGATAGATTTGAAAAGCATCTTTCAGATGAAGAAAATAAAATGAAAGAAGTTTTTGAAAACAACTTAAACGAATAGGAGAAATCAAATGAAAAAGTTATGGAAAATATTATTAGCAATAGGCGCTGTCATAGCAGGCATATTAGCAATGTCTTCAAAAGGTAGTAAAAAACAATTTAAGAAAGACTTAAAAGATAATAAGAAAAAAATAAAAGACGTACAAACAAAAACTAAAAAATTAGAAAAAGAAAAACAAGCAATAAAAGAAAAAGTAAGTAATACAGATAAAAAAATAAAAGATACAAAAACAAAGGTCAAATCAACAAAGTCTGCAAATAAAACTATTTCAGATTTTGAAAAAAAATATAGGAGTAAAAAATAATGAAAAAAATATTATTTATATTATCAATATTATTTACACTAAACTCTTTTGGTCAAGATAAAATAGTAAAAATACCACAATCAGAACTTGATGGGTTTTTTTCTGCTATAGATACACTTAGACAACAAGACTCTATTAAAACTGAGTTAATCTCTAGTTTAGAATTACAAGTAAACCAATTAAAAACTTTAAGTTATAAAAACGATACAATAATACTTAATAAGAATAAAGAAATAGTTTTATTGAACGACCAAATAAAATTATACAGCGACAGATTAAAGATAACAGATAGATGGTATAATAAACGTTGGTTTGGTGTAGTAGTAGGAGTTGTAGGAACATCAACTGCAATTTATTTAGCTGGTCAAATACAATAAAACTAAAAACATATATATTTATATATAGAAGGTTATGGCAAAGAAAACAATCAAAGAGGCTTTAGTACAAGAGTATACAAGGTGTTCACAAGACCCTGTATATTTTATGCGTAAGTATTGTTATATTCAACATCCTATAAAAGGAAAAATAAAATTTGATTTATATCCTTTTCAAGAAGATTCTTTAATACAATTAAAAGAAAAAAGATTTAATATAATTCTTAAATCTCGTCAGATGGGAATATCAACATTGACAGCAGGTCTAACTGTTTGGAGTATGTTATTCAACGAAGACTTTAATGTATTG